AGCTCCTGCTTGTTATTAACACCGCCCTGCAATTGGTCAACTGTTGATTCCGTAAGTTCTTCGACTAGCTTATCAAGATCCGTCTCGTTTGTCGCGTGGATGTTTGTCCAGACCGTATCCTCAAGCGCGTGGATGGCACGCTTTGTACCTGGCTGCGAAATGATAATGGCAGGCGCCACAAGCTCATCAATGCCGTCCTCGGACATCACCCGCACTCGTCCTTGAGAGAGGATACAAAAATGTGTCGTTTTATGAATAGCGCCGGTAACAATTGCACCGGCAGGCATTGTCATTTCGCGGGCGTACATCCCGTTGGCAAAGTAGTGCTTAATAGGCAAAAATGCAGGAGGCATCCCCTGCATTGCATCTTCAATCTGCTCGACTGCTTCGCGAACGTCCATCAGACTTCCTCGTCAGCGGGTATTGGTGTGTTGCCCTCGGCTAACCATGCCTTAAACTCTGGATATTCAGCCGTGCAAGTCAGACGGATTAGGCCGTCCTCATCTACACGGGCGTAGATTTGAGTTTCACCCTCAACTAATGGAAGACATTTAAATATCATAACTCTGCACTCCATCCAAGATATGCACCCGCAGCGTTAGACGCCGCGTGCGCCCCCTGTCCTACAGTCAAGCCACTTGCAACAGTAAAGGTATATGTTGATGCGTTTACAGATGCGGATGAAAATATAGGTACAGAAGAACAGGCCGCCGATGTTGCTGCGTAAGCAACTAAATAATTTGCTGCTGTACCAGTTTGTTCAAGTGCTGATGGTGCTGTTCTCATTTCAACTGGATATTGAATAATAGCACTAATTGTTGTTGTAGTAGTAACATATCCTAGCGAGAATCTTCTGTTACTATCTGGGGTAATTTTCCAATAATACCTTTGACACTGTGCCAACTGAGCATTGTATATCTGCCGCTCAAATGGTGTGGCGACTGTGCCTGGCTCAAGTTGTACGTTGCCAATTGTCCATGTGCCGCTTATCTGCGCTCCTACCGTAAACAAAATTTGAATACCAGTCGTTGCGGCGGCAGGAACAGCAATGTTAACGCTATATTGTGTTGCGGTAGATGTGACCGTAAATGTACCCGTTGCAATTGATGTAACGGTTGGAGACGCCAAAGACCCAAATGTGTTTGTCGTATTGGCGTAGTACGCAGTCCAAGTAACAGTTGTTAAAAGAGTGTTGGCAAGCACAACGCTCAGGGTTGCAGTTGTTCCTGCCAAATCAGCGCTGTTTAGCGCTTCAATACGCTGACCAAACCCGATAGCTGTTACGGATGCCGCACCTGTAAATTGATACCTATATTGATTATCGGTTGCCCCTGTAACTCTAGCGCCAGTGACGTTTGCGCCTGTGCAGTACCCGTACCAACGGTCTACCGAATACGCTAACGCAGCCGCCGCAGTAAAAGTTTGCGTTGCACCTGCATTGCGTTGGTCAACCGCTATATTCCCGTTAATAATGCGGTTGCGTAGAAAGCTGCTAGCCATAACCGCAGTGCCACCAAAGGTTCCATTGCCGCCAAAGGACACGTTGCCACTGGTATCAGTTACCATGTTGGCGGTAGCCGACGAAAGGTTCTGAATGTTGGTAACTTTTATCGTACTCATGGTAGTTAGTCCTCACTCGTACAAGATGTTGATAGTTCCAGCGTCAAAGGTGTTTGCGCCGCCAACTGTAGTTATGCGTACCCTATCTAAAAGGCCGGTCAAAGTTACAGAACCGCTAGAAACTAAAGCATTTACAGGGCTTGTGCATCCACCAGAAAATGACGCGGTGTAATTGAATGTTGCGCTATCAACAAGGTTTATTGTCATAATTCCATGAATAACATTTGCCGCAAGTATGGATGAAATTTGAAATCCTGTTGTAGCATTTGACCCGGTAATACCCGCAGCAGTAGCCATTGAGACAGCAACACCTAAATACCCGCTTGATGTAACACTACCAGAACCAATTTGAATTAAGGGTGGAGATACGCCGTTTGTGCTTACATTGTTTAACATTACCGTAACACGCTTTACCCAAGACGGAATGTCAGTAAAATCAACACTTGCAACCGCAGGTGATGCAGGTTGTGCCTGTGCTGTGCCGCTAATAAGCATTAAATTACCAACTGTTCCGGTAACAATGCCAGACGAGTCAATCCGCATAGCCTCAACACCACCCGTTGAGATAGCTACCGTATCAACGACGGGGTAAAACACGCCCGTGTTGGTATCGCTACCCTGCACTGCCGGAAGTGTAGCAGTTCCATTAACACCGGCGATGCCTGTAGCGCCATTAATAGTTACGGTCATTGAACTACCTCACTCGTACATAATGTTAATAGTGCCCGCGTCAAAGGAACCGGTTGTAGCAACTACGCTTACAATGTCCAATGCACCGCCCAGCGTAATAAAGCCTGAACCTGTACGAGCCGACGCATTGTCACTACGGTTTGAATTAAAAGTTGCTATCCATGTATTCCCACTCACGTTTGTAATAGTTGTGACCCCCCACAACGTATCTGCCGCTAGGTTACTATTGAAGACCGCAAGACCGTTTGTATAGCCGCCAACACTGCAAGCGTTAGATCCGGTAACACTTATGTTATCAGAGGTATAGCCTGTAGTAGCTAAAACGCCGCCAGTACCTATCTGAACTCTACCCGCACCTGAAGCCCCCGCAAAAGATAGCCCCTGAACCATTACCGTAATACGTTTTACCCACGACGGTATGCCCGTGAAGTCGATGCTGGTTCCAGACGTAGACGCTTGTGCCGTAGCAGATGTAATAGCTCCGCCTTGAAGAGTCTTATTGGTAAGCGTTTGGGTGGCAGCTAGACCTACAAGCGTGTCAGTTATTGCAGGGATTGTAATAACGCTGCTTCCCGCTACAGCGGGAACAATAAGCGTCACAGAACCGGAAGTTGAACCTTGAAGTTGAAGCGCGCCCATTAGACAATACTCCAGGTGCTGTTTGTAGAAACATTAACAGTTATGTTAGGCGCAATAGTAAGCGGGCCAAATGTACCGGCGTTATTATCTTCAGGGATAGTGTAGTCAACAGTAACTATTTGATCGTTTAGATAAAAAACCTTATCATCACCGCCGCCAGTAGCGCCGCCACCGCCGCCGCCGCCCGAAGATGGGCTTATGTTATCCCACGCTCCTATTTGAACCGCAGCCGAAGTTTCCAAAACAAACTTATACACCGAGAGCGAGTCTAGCCAGACTTCATACGGAACACGCCCTGCGGCGTCCAAAACAATCGGGTTAGAGTGCGCGGTTGCACCTGAAGAACTTGTGTAAGACGCAAGAGGTGTAGTAGTCCCGGCGGTATAGGTGTACAGCAGTCCTCCCGCCAACGGCGCGCCGTTGTTGTCGAAGAACTGCCAAGCAGCGCCTGCTAGAGGTGATAAAAGAACTGACATGGTTGCACCTTACATCTATTTTTAGGTTTAGACAATCCGATAGGTAGTCGTAAACGTGTAGTCCGTACTGACAGTGTTTGTAGCCGTAAAACGGAATTCAAACTTGTCTCCAATTATGTCAGCTATAATACCGCCTTGCGCCGTGCCGCCAGAAGTTGTTGTAGCAAGAGTACCGCCTGCTTGGCCCACCGCCGTAAACGTGCTTGCGACAGGAAGTGTCATTTTCAAGTTACACGCGCCAATAGCAGTGGCTTGTATGGTAACCCGCCCGCTCACCGTTACAACATCATACACTTGCAGATATTGGCATTCAAAAGGCGTGCTTGCGGTAATGTTAGTGGTATTGGTGAGCGTCGGAGTGTACACGCCACTTATGATAGTGTTGATATTTTCAAAAAACCGAAACCATACCCTAGAGATTAACCCCGTTACAGGGTCAAGAAATGTTGTGCGTGAGGAAGGGATTTGATTTGGATTAGGCACTGGTTCCACTCAGGTTAAGTTCTGCGCCTAGTATAGCAATTTTAACAGGGTCTGTTCCCGACACTTCATACACGCGGTCGCGCAACTTGGTGGTCATGCCCAACCGCCGCCAGATAGCGCGGGCGCCGTATACGCCTATCTTACCCATAGATGTCCAATGCTCGTTAGACCAGGTATGCCCGCCATCATCCGACCATCGAAGCATTACTTGCGGGTCACTTCCCTGCCCATCATTAAGCCCGACACCGGAATCACAAATAAGCTGAAGTGTGTGCTGCGCTGTGCGGGTTAAATTGTTTGTATCAGTAGGAAGCGCCCGCCAAGAACGAAGCCATTTTTGCACAGCGGTATCATCTGAATATTTATCCAGATCAAACGCATATATGCGGCTGTCGTTGTAGTCGCCTACGATAATTTCGTTATTGAAAAACATTTGGCAATTAGACCGATGGCGCTTAAACTCGCCGTTGCTGAAAGACGCCCGTTCGTGCCAGTTATCAGTCGCTACGTCGTACACCCAAGTAGCGTTAGCTGACGGGAAAATTAAGACGTAAAACGAATGTCCGTCTTGTTGGTATGTGTAGCCAATGGCGTCCGATATGTTGCCGTACTGTTGAATTTGCCATTCGACCGCGTGCGTTGATATACGGGTTCCAGTGTAGCCGTTAGCGCGATAAACAATGCCTTGCCCTCGCGCATCAGATCCGAGCCAAAACAATCCGTTGTCAAGTTTGGCGATAGAATACGCCGCAGCGCATCCAATTTCGTTAAACGCGCCTTGAATACGTTCAAGCGGAAACCCTACCGTGCCTGCATTATACCAGACCTCGACAGAACTAGTTCCAAACAACCACACTTCGCGGTGGTCAACAATTAGCCCGACCAAATCGTCAGGCGAGCCTTCAGCACTAGCAAAATTTAACGGTTCTACAGACGAGCCGTCCAAAAGGTTTGTCACCCAAAATACTTGGCTGTTAGGCTGGGTAAATACAAAATACCCATCAAGAAAACCTACCGTAGACGCGCCGGCAAAATCAGGATCTGTGATTTGCGCGAATACGTTGGTAGTCATGTTGTAGATATAACCGTCTGGGTTAGCCGCAATAAAAATTTGCGTTCCGTTATCTGTTATAGACACAGGGCCAGAGCCAAATACGTTACCCAAAAACGTAGCTACATAATCAGTGTCAATTTTATAAAACCCGAACCCTGACACAACGTAGGCATTTTGTCCTGTAAGCTGCGGTGACCACAACCCACGGATAGGCCCGCTGCCGATAGAGTTAAGCAAACGCAAACCTGGAGCGCGGTTAAGAAACCCAGCGGTCTGACCAGACTGAAGTGTAGCTTCCGGGAACAAATTTATCATACGATTTGCGGAAGCGTTTACGCTTCTTGCAACGTAGCTTTGCCCTAGAATTGGCGATTTCATTAGTAGTTCCCTGCAAACACGTTAAACCTTTGACGAGTTCCGACAATTGCGTATGGGATAGACATAACATCATCAGGGTTATTGATGCGCTTCAGATTGCGCTTAGATGTCATTGCAATGCGTTGCACTTGCGGTGGGGGCTCTACGCCAAACTCGGCTGCAATTTCACAAGCAAGGTTGTATTTGAACGCTCTGAGATAGCCCGGCGGAAAAGCAAGAGTGGTGGACAGCAACGCAGGTTGGGTTAACTCTTCAACAGAAATGAAATGCCACTCAAGCACCTTGGTAGGCTTGGGGTACACATACATCTCAATGTTGGGGTAGCTCATGTTAACCCAGATCACTTGCGGGTATGTGCTAGTGACTGTTTTAACCGCAATACCGTCATATTGCTGTTGATTGATAATCTTGATGCCGTAAGAGATGCCCGACGCCGCGTCGATGAAGTATGTGGAATCATCCAGAAGTATCGGACGGTTGCCAACAAAATCACCGGAAGGGCCGAGTGTACGGCTAAGGACGTTAGGCGGCCAATCAAAAATTTGGTCTTGCGTAGAAAAGACAGCTAGACGTTCCGTGTTCCACGAATCAATCATTTGATTGAGCGCGGTAAGAGCGTCTTGAGACGCTGCCGCAGTCGGTGTTTCGGCTTCTGCAAGCTGACCAATGAGCCGCAAAGCGCCGTTGATTTGATCTCCTGCGGTAGTCGTCATGGTGGCTCCTTATGCCTCGTCTGGCTTACGACGACGACGTACTTCTAACTCATTTGTGCCTTGGTTATCAACTGGTTTATCTTTAACCCGTTTCCAACCGTGTTCTTTATCGTGTTCAACTTCCATTTCGGAAATAGCAATTTTTTTGCCGTGTACCGGATGTTCAAGAAGAATGTGCATTTTTTGCCCTTTGAAATTGGGGCGGGAATTACCCCGCCCCGTTTTTATCACGAGATCGCGTAGAGCGCCCAAGTGCCGTCGCCCGTTTTACGAGCGCGGAATGAACGAACTGTACCGGCAGTTGCCGCAATGGTCATAAGACCCTGCGTGCCAGATGAGCCAATCGTCCAACCTGTGTTGGTTGCGATTGTAATGCCGTATGCCGCCGCTGTGATAACGCGGAAGTCAAAAGTTGTACCAACTTTTCCGTTGGTCAACGTAGTATCAAGGGTTGCCGCAAGCGGAAGCGTATAGATTGCTGTCGCTGTTGGTGTGCCGATAATAATGCCGTTGATCAACTGATCCACGGTCAAAGTTGCGGTGTCTGCGGCAGTGGCCGGAGCCGATGCAACAGACATTTTAAGTTCGTTAAGATTGCCATCATTAAGCTGAGAGCCGCCGCCTACAGAAGGAAGAGCCATAGTAATTCTCCACAAGAAAGAAGGAAAAACTCAGGGCGTTATGCCCTGAGTTAAAAATTAACCCCAGATACGAGCGGCCATAGGCGCACGAATCACGGAGTAGCCATACAGCACGTCAATACGGCAAGGCATACGGTCATTGTTGATGTCGTACTGACGAACAATACGCAACGAGATGCCGTTATGAACCTGACGAGAC